GCCGATCAAGACGAACAAGCACAACGTTCGGCTCCTGCGGGTCCACACCGGCGGCTTCCTTCCGGGCATGAATTCGACTCCGCCGACCTCGACACAGGCCATCGGTGGAGGGTTGAGCCCCGAAAGTGGAGGGTTTGTGGAGGGTTTGAACACCAACCCTCCACCGGTGTTTCCGCAGGTCAACCCCAGTCAATCCCAAATTGGTGGAGGGTGTGGAGGGTTTTCAGGGGGTAACTACGCGCATACGCACGCGCAGGCGCGCACAGGAGGCGGCGATACCCAGAAACCTCAAACCCTCCACCCGGAACTGGCCGGACTCGACCTGACCAGCGAAAACGCTGATCCTCAACCCTCCACGCCGAAGCCCAAGCGCGAGCAGACTCCTGCAGCCAAGGAGAAGGCGGCCGCGAAGCGTGAGGAGAAGCGGCTGGCGGCGATAGCCGAAGCCGCCGGCGCGACCATCGAGCTGCCGGCGATCGTGACCCGCGACGGCACTGTGACACCGGTCAGCGTTCACGACGCCAGCGAGCTGCTCAGCACGATCACCTCGACAGCCGGCGCCCTCACGGTTGACGTCGAGCACACCGGCTACCCGGTGGGACACCGCGACTTCGCGCTGCGCACGATCCAGCTCGGCAACAAGCACTTCGCCGTGGTGCTCGATCGCGGCAACCCCGAGCATGCTGCAGTGGCCGCCCAGCACCTGGCGACTGCGGCGAAGCTCCACGCCCACTCGGCGACCGCCGATCTGGTGCCGCTGTCCCATGCAGACCTGCTCGACCTCGAGGAAGCGTGGGCTCGGATGCACGACACCGTGGTGCTGGCCAAGCTTGCGGACCCGCAGTCCACCGGCTCGGACCAAGGTCTGAAGAAGATCGCCCAGGCGATGCTCGGCGAGGAGGCGACCGCACCGGCGGCCGACGAGGCCAGGGCGGCGCTGTTCAAGGCCGGCAAGTGGCTGACCGAGGTGAAGCCGACCACACCGATCGAACGATCCGGCTGGGCCAACGTCCCGGCCACCAGCGAGACGATGATCCGCTACGCGGCGAGCGACGTGCTCGACGATGCCGCGATCGCCGAGCTCCTTCCCCAGCCCGAGCCGGCCCTGCTCGAACGCGAGCGCGCTGCCCACCAGATGACAGCCCGGGTCGCGGATCGCGGGCTGCGCCTGGACCCCGAGCACACCGCCCGGCTGCACGCCGAGCAGACCGCCGACCTCGCAGCGGCCGCCCAACAGCTGCACGCCTATGGCATCGAGAACCCAGGCAGCGACCAGCAGGTGGCCACTGTGCTCGAGCGACTCGGAGCCGAGCTGCCGCGCACCAAGACCGGACGGGCCAGCGTGGCCAAGGGCGCGATCGACCGGTACGCAAAGGCCGACGGCGAGCTTGGCGACCTGGTGCGCGCCCGGCTGGCCTACCAGGTGGCGGAGAACCGGCTGGGCCTGTTCCTCGACCAGTACACCGAGCTGATCGAACGCGGTGATGGCAGGGCGCGGCCAACGATCTACACGTTGGCTGCCGACACCGGGCGCATGTCCTGCGTCCGGCCCAACCTGCAGCAGGTGCCACGTGAGGGCGGCTTCCGGGCCTGCATCACCGCGGATCCCGGGCACCTGCTGATCTCGGCCGACTTCTCTGGCGTCGAGCTGCGGGTGGCGGCGGCCTTGAGCCAGGACGCGAACCTCAAGGCGATCGTGGCCGACCCTGATCGGGACATCCACCGCGAGATCGCACAGCTGGTGTGGGGCCCGGGCGCCGGCAAGCCCGAGCGCTACCAGGCCAAGCGCAAAGTCTTCGGCCGTCTCTACGGCTCCGGGCTCAACGGACTCATCACGTCCGATCCACCAGTAAGCGAGCCGATTGCCAGGGCGATCATCGACGCGATGGACCACATGACCCCGGGTCTGACCGAGTGGTCCCGACAGGTGGCCGACGCCGTGGAGAGCGGCCGCTCTGAGTTCCAGGCCTACTCAGGCCGAACGATCTACATGCCCAAGGATCGCGGCTACGCCGCCCCCAACTACTGCATCCAAGGCACCGCACGCGAGCTACTGATCGACTCGCTGATGCGGTGGTCCGGCACCAGGTGGGGCGACGCCACGCTGCTGCCGGTGCACGACGAGCTCGTGGTCCACGTGCCCGAGGACGAGGCCGAGGAGGCCACGGCCGCGCTGGTCGAGTGCATGACCAGCGAGCTGCACGGCGTCCAGATCATCGCCGAAGCCAGCGAGCCCAGCTTCGCCTGGCGGGATTCAGCATGACCACCACGAGGGAGTACGTGATGACCGGCTTGAAGTGCATGTACTGCAACGCCGACAGCACCAACGGGACGGTGCTGTGCAAGCGATGCCGGACCACGGTGAGGATGGCTCTGGGCAACGTGGCGTCCTATCACGCCGATCTGTTGAGCCTGGGTGGCGAGACGCTCAGGTTGAGCCGATCGGCCGGCTCGATCTCGGATCCGACCGGGACAGCAGTAGCCCGCGAAGATTCGTTGACCCGGGAAAGGGATGCACCGGACCAAGCCGCGGCTGCCACCAAGACCATGCTCGTGGGATGGGCGCGCGTTCTGGTGGATGACCGACCGCAGCTCGAGCTGCCCGATGACACCGTCAAGAGCCTGGCTGCATTCGTGGCGCACCACCTACCGACCATCGCAACCCTCGAGTGGGCTGGCGAGGTCGCTCGAGAATCCGTTCGCTTCGAGAAGCGCCTGCGCAGGATCATCGAGCGAAGCCGTGGTCTGTGGTACGCCGGGGTGTGCAGCGCCGAGCTGCAGCCGGAACGGCCTCACGACGAGCGCTCCTGCGTGTGCGAGTGCCACGGCAGCGATTTGCCGTGCAGCATCGAGGGCGGGTGCGGCCGCGAGTACGACACGATCGAGGCGGTCTATTGCGATCGCGACCTCTATGCCCAACCCGGATCGACCTACGTCAAGTGCCCAGCCTGCAGCTCCCAGTGGCGGGTCTCCGAGCGGCGCCACATCCTGATCGAAGCAGCGCGAGACTCCCTCCTCCCAGTGCCTGTGATTGCGAGCGCTGTGGTCACCCTGCTCGACGGTGAGCCGTCTGTGCGCCGGCTCACCGAGCGACTGAACAAGTGGGTGCAGCGGGGAGTCATTGACGACTACGGCGTCCGGTACGTGATGGGCCGGCCAATGCGGGTGTATCGCCTCGGCGATGTGCTCGACACTCTGGCCCAGGCCAAGAGCAGGACGATGACGTGAGCGCCGTGCTATCTTTCCCCTGTCCAGCGAAACTGTTGGCGAAGCACGCCCGGAACCGGTGAGGCTCAAGATGCCCCGAGCTCCGAAGAAGTGCGCACGCTGCGACACCCGGGTGGTGGGCGTGACGTTCTGCCCCAGCTGCAAGCCGAAGTGGCAGACGAGCACACGACCCGGACCGACCCGTGCGTCTCGACGAACACGCGAGCTTGTCCTCGAGCGTGATCCCATCTGCCGCTGCCCGGGTTGCCGGCGCTGCACGCCGGACGGATGCACGCGACCATCAACCGAGGACGACCACATCGTCAACCTCGGTGCAGGTGGTGGCGAAGACCTGTCCAATCATCAGGGCCTCTGCGCCCCTTGCCACAACATCAAGACGCAGCGAGAGGCTCGATCAGGACGGGGGTGAGCACCCCCTCCCCCTCCCCCCTACCCGGCCCCCGGAAGGTGCTGCAGATTTTCCTGCCTACGGTTCCCGGGAGGGTCGATCGCATGCGCATCAAGCTGTCCATCCTCGGCAGGGTCGCGCTCGAGCTGACCGTCGGCGAGGCCGATGCCCAGCACGTCGAGGACCAGACCGGCTACGTGGTCGGTTTTGCCCCTCCTCCCCAAATTCCAGCAGAGCTCGACCTCCCAGATCGAGACTGATCAGCACGACCGCCGCTTCCCGAAACGGGCCGCGGCGCGATCCCGAAACGGGAGGACGTCCGATGCCGCAGCCCAAGAAGCCAGCCAGCACCAGGGCCCGGGCCAACCGGGCCGCCGGCGCCGCCAAGCTCGACCTGACCAAGAAGTACCCGGTGCCGGCAATGCCCTCCGGCGTCAAGTGGCACGCACAGGTTCGGATGTGGTGGAAGGGCGTCTGGTCAGCACCGATGTCGAACGAATGGCACGCCTCTGACCGCGCGAATGTCGTGGTGACCGCGATGCTGCTGAATGACTTCTGGACCGCGACCACCGCGACGGCGCGGAAGGAGGCGGCCGCCGAGTTCCGACAGCACCGCGCTGCTCTCGGACTCACGCCCTACGATCGTCGTCGGCTCGAGTGGGAATTTCGATCCCCGAACGATCCGGCCGCAGAGGCCGCCGCGGCTGCAGCTGCCGCCGCCAAAGGTCAGGATCACGGAGCGCCGAAGAAGCGTCGCCGGACCAACAAGCCGACGGGCAACGATCCTCGCCTCGAGCTCGTCAAGTAGCCGGCGGTGTCGACACTCGTCGTCCCGGAGCTTGACCTGGCGTATCCGACGCTCGGCCCGGCGATCGCGGAGTTCATTGAGGAACGTGCCGTCTTCGGGCCCGGCTCACTGGCGGGTCGTCCTGCACGCCTGACCGCTGAGCAGCGCGGCATCTTGTATCGGCTGTACGAGGTCAACCCCCAAGGGCATCGCCTGGCGAGCCGGCGCCGGTTCCAGCGCGGCGGGATCGAGGTGCGCAAGGGCCTGGCGAAGACCGAGTTCGCGGCGTGGATCGCGTACGTCGAGCTGCACCCTGAGGCGCCCGTGCGGGGCGACGGGTTCGACGCCGACGGCAGTCCGGTCGGCAGGCCGGTGAAGTTCCCGTACATCCCGATGCTGGCCGTCACCGAGGGCCAGGCGTCTGACCTTGCATACAGCGTCCTGAAATACGTGGTCGAGGAAGGCCCGGACTCATCGTTGTTCGACGCGTCGCTCGACAGGATCCTGCGGAAGGGCCCGTCGGGTTCAGCCGACGGCAAGGCACAGGCCATGGCGAATGCGCCTGGTGCTCGCGACGGTGCGCTGACCACGTTCCAGCACTTCGACGAGCCGCACCGCCTTATCCTGCCGTCTCACAAAGAGACGCACACGACGATGGACGCGAACCTCCCCAAGCGGCCGCTCGAGGAGCCGTGGGCGCTCTACACGTCGACGGCTGGGCAGCCCGGCCAGAACTCGGTCCAGGAGGATCTTCGATCCGAGGCCGAGTCGATCGACCGCGGCGAGGTAGCCAACCCGAAGCTATTCTTCTTCTCTCGGTGGGCGGGCGACGAGCATGTCGATCTCGTCGCGTCGCCGGCGACGAAGCACCGACCCGAGGTCACGAAAGAGCAGGCGTTCGAGAACCGCGTCAAGGCTGTCGCGGACGCCACCGGACCAACAGGCGAGTTCGGGCCCGGCCAGTTCGAGGACATCGCATCTCGCTGGGACCGGCCGACCGCTGACCACGCGTACCTGGAGCGCGTCTGGATGAACCGGTGGCGCCGATCCGGCTCCGTCGCGTTCGACTTCCTGAAGGTCAAGGCGCTCGAGAAGCAGGACGAGCAGATCCCGGACGGCGCGTTCATTACCCTCGGGTTCGACGGGGCGCGGTTCAAGGACTCCACTGGGTTCGTCGCCACCGACATCCGCACCGGCATGCAGCAGCTGCTAGCCGGGTGGGAACGGCCGAAGGACGTTGACGAGTGGGAGATTGATCCGCTCGAGGCCTCCGAGGCGCTCGACGACATCATGGTCCGGTTCGACGTCTGGAAGCTCTTCGGCGATCCGCCTCACTGGATCGAGCCAATGGGCGACTGGGCCGTGAAGTACCCAGACCAGGTCGAGGAGTGGTGGACGGCCCGGCCGAAGCTCATGGCCTACACGCTTCGGTCCTACGTCGAGGCGATCGACGGCTCAACGATCTCGTACGGCGGGACCGATGAGCAGCGCGAAGACCTGCTGCGCCACATCGGCCAGGCGGGCCGCAAGAACCTGAAGATCCGCGATGACGAGGGTCAGCCGCTGTGGGTCCTGCAGAAGCAGGACGGCCGCGACGACCTGAAGTTCGACTTCGCGATGGCTTCTGTCCTGTCGTGGACCGCCTATCTCGAGGCGATCAAGACCAACGCGAAACCCCGCCGGCGTGCCAAGAAGGTGCCGCGCAGACTCTACTGAGAGGTGGTCGACCGGTGCCTACTACGCCCGAAGAGTGGCTGCCCATCCTCGCCAAGCGCCTCGACCAAGAGTTCCCGCGGATCCACAAGCTCAGGAACTACAACAACGGCAATGCGCCCTTGCCCGAAATGGGCAAGAACGTGAAGGCGTCGTGGCAGGCGTTCCAGAAGAAGGCCCGCACCAACTTCGGTGGCCTGGCGCGCGACTCCCTCGCGATGCGGATCAAGCCGAACGCGGTGCGCGTAGGTGACTCGACGACGAGTGACGCCGCGGTGACGGCCCGCCGGATCTGGCGTGACAACCGCCTCAGCGTCCAGTTCGCCGACGCGATCATCGACTACCTGGACACCGGCAAGGGCTACATGGTGACCGGGATCGCTCCCGACGGGACGTCGGTAGTGACTCGTGAGCGCCCTGAGCAGTTCTACGCAGCCCCCGACCCGATGCGGCCGTGGAAGGCCCTGGCCGGGATCAAGATCTGGCGCGACCGGATCGCGAAGAAGGACTATGCGCTCGTATGGGTCGCGGGCCAACGGCAGAAGTTCTCACGCTCCTCGACGAACGAATACGGCAGCGATTACACGACTGCCGACGGCGGCTGGGCGTCCGATGGCGAACCCGAGCTGTACGAGGGCGCGCCGCCTATCGCGATCCTGGAGCGCAAGGACGGTGAAGGGCTGATCGAGCCTCACCTGGACGTCATCGACCGAATCAACGAGGGCAAGCTGCAGCGGCTCGTCACTACAGCGATGCAGGCGTTCCGTCAGCGCGCGCTGAAGACCGAGAAGGGCAGCGCCGGCCTCGAGCGCAAGGACGAGGACGACAACGACATCGACTACGCGAAGGTGTTCGAGCCGGCGCCTGGCGCCCTGTGGGACCTTCCCGAGGGCATCGACATCTGGGAGTCCCAGCAGACGGACATTCGGCCGATGCTCGAGGGCGAGAAGACCGATGCCAGGGACTTCGCCGCGGCGACGAAGACCGCCATCTCGGTATTCGTGCCGGAGGGCGAGAACCAATCGGCCGAGGGCGCAGCGAATGCCAAGGAAGCTCAGATCCTGATGGCCAAGGACGAGATCGACCGCCTTGAGGCGAGCCTGGCGCTGGTGTTCGTCCATGCCCTTCAGGCCGAGAATGTCGACCTAGGTGGGGCGACCGTCGAGGTCGGCTTCCAGCCGCCGGAGCATGTGAGTCTGACGGAGCGGTACGCCGCTGCCGCCCAGGCCAAGGCCGCCGGTCTCGCGCAGACCACGATCCGCCGTGACATTCTCGGCATGACGCCGGACCAGATCGCGCAGGACGACATCGACCGTGCCGCTGAGCAGCTCGAGGCTGCGATCCTCGTGGCGCAGGCCGCGCCAGCGGCACCTTTGCCCGTGCCGGTGGCGTAGCTCGTGGCCACCGCAACTGCCGAGCAGGTGCTGGTCGGCTACGACTCGGCCGTCGCGCTTGTCAGGGCGCGGGTGCAGATGTACGCCGACCTGGTCTGGTCCGGATCTAGCTCCTATCACGATTCCGACGTGGACCGGATCGTTGCGCAGATCGCGCCGAAGGTGCAGGCGGGCCAGCTGCAGATCGCCAACCTGACATCGGCCTACATCGCATCTGCCGCCTCAGTTCGTCGAGGTGAGCGGATCATGCCGGTCCCCGTGAATCCTGAGGTGACGCGAGGCAGGGGCGTCCCGGCCATCGAGGTCTATCGCCGTCCCGCGAAGACGCTCTATCGCGAGCTCAGCAAGGGCAAGACGTTCGATGTCGCACTGGCTGCGGGAGCGTCGCGACTGGGCGACCTGGTCATGATGGATCTGCAGATGGCGAAGGTCAGGCAGGCGTCCGCTTCGTACTCTGCGACAGGCGCCCAGTTCTACGGGCGCGTGCTAACGGGTCTCAAGAACTGTGCGCTGTGCGTCATCGCTTCGACCCAGCGCTACCGGTCCGGTGACCTGATGCCCATTCACCCGGGCTGCAACTGCGGAGTCAAAGAGCTCGAGGACGGGGCCGAGGAACAGACCCTCGACCTCGATCTACTCCGAGACACGCACGAGCAGGTTGAGAAGTTCGGCGGCGCCTCCGATTCAGGCGGCAGAGCACCCGACTACCGGCAAATGATCGTCACGCGCGAACACGGCGAGTACGGCCCGACGCTGACCTGGCGTGATCAGAAGTTCACCGGCCCCGACGATCTGGCCGCATAGATTTCCCGCCTCAGCACGAGGCGGGGTTGTCCGAAACGGACCAACCACCAAACCCGAAACGGGGAAGTTTCATGGCTGAGAAGACCGACGCCGAGCTGGCCGCTGAGAAGCGCGCCGAGGAGCTCGAAACCAAGCTGAAGGCCGCCGAGGCCGACGCTGAGAAGTGGAAGGCGCTCTCCCGCAAGAACGAGGAGCGCGCCACGGAGAACGCCGACAAGGCGAAACGCCTTGACGAGCTCGAGGCGTCCTCGAAGTCCGAGGTCGAGCGAGAGCGAGAGCGCGCGGAGAAGGCCGAAAAGGCACTCAAGGAGCGCGACGAAGCGGACCAGAAGGCGAAGGCCGAAGCCGACGCCGCTGAGGCTGCGAAGAAACTCCGTGACGAGGTCGGCGCTGCGAAGAAGCTAGCACCGTCCCTCCTCCGAGGTTCCACGAAGGAAGAGCTCGAGGCGCACGCCGACGAGCTCATCGCTGCCGGCGTCAAGCCAGCAGCAGCAGCCCCGCCCGCGGACGGGCAGGGCGAACAGGGCGAACCAGTCGGCGGTGACGGCGAAAAGTCGGCCGATGAGATCGCTGCGAAGGTCCT